TTTACCCCATCATAGGCATTATCAGTTTTGATATTTGCCTGATATTTGGGTGCACGGTATTGTGCAAGGAACAGATTTTCATCTGATACGACTAGCATATAATTATTATATGGTCCTCGCAGAACTGGTGTTGGAATTAACTGTAGCATTCCATGAGGTGTCTCAAGGGTTCTATAATTAAATCCAAGTGAATCACGTCCCATATCGCCAATATTGACTGTCCAGCCAGAATTACCAGCTAATCCAGAAGTACCAGCTAGTTTAGACCAGTAGCTCATTGCGCCCATTCCGCAAAATGCTCGTTTACTTCCAGTTTCGGGAACGTATTGGAAAACTTTTTCCATATCGTCAACAAAGTTAGAATACGAATAACTTGCTTCTGTGATTGCGAATCTGCTTTGATCGTCACCAGATGTATCACCATGCTTTTCAATTGCTGGAATGATACCCATCGTTGCACGAACAGTTTTACCTGCAGCGTCAGTTCTGCCACCATCGGCAAAAGTAACACCTGATATGTTAAGATGGGAACGTCCCATTAAAAATGCGCGTTCTTTCTGGATTTTATGTTCTTGTGATTTTTGCAAACGTAAACGAGCTAACTCGTCTCTGTCGCCTCTTAATGCTGCGGCATACAATGTCCCAGTCACCTCTACGGGTGTTTTAAATATCTGGGATTGATTGTAAACAACAGATAGTTCATCAGCCCATGCATCGGGTGCTTCTGTACCTTCTCCATGTGCATTACCAACAACAATAAAAACATCGTTATCAGCTACATCAACAGCAGCGTCCCCCAAGTTTTTATATTTAATTGTGTTGGAATCAACTACAGTAGTAATTAATACAACGCCTGTTTTAGCTGTTTTTGCTTCATTCCAAACTTCACATTCTAAGCCTAAATAGCTTGAATCAGCCGATGAGGCTAAGCCTGAAATTCCATCAATATCCATAGCATCTGATTCAGTATCACCAGCTCCTAAGGAAGCTACATTTGTTGCACTTGAAAACTCCTGTTTTTGCCAAGGATTGCGATGCTCAAACATTTTAAATTGAGGATCAGCAATTCCTGAGCGTGTTTCACGATTTGAAATCGTAGTAGTAAAAGGGGCAACATCAGACCACAGTTCTTTAACAACCTGTGGACTGATATAAAAATCCCTTCGGTCAGTGTATAAAACACCACTGTTACCTAATACTTTTGCTGCCATGATTTTTTATCTCCGTCTGTGTGCGAGTAAACCAGCATTGAAGACATCTTCATCCGATAACGGAGAAGCTGTTTCTCCAGTCTCTACAGTAGTAGTGCGTGGTATTTTAAGCCTTTCGTTCTGGGCTCTCATTTCCGTTGCTCTATCCTGTATTCTGGTTTGCTCTTGATTGGGAGAGTGAGTCGCTTCATAAACTTTGACAAGAACTTCCATGTCGACATTGTTGGGATTCTGTGCCCATTGTACAAAATCCTGTGCTTTATGATTATCATAGCCGTAAGAACTTTTCACATGATCAAATGCATTTCGCACTACAGCGTTTTGCTGTTGTTGCTGCATTTGTTGTTGAAAAGCTTGATTACGCTGTTGATCTGAACGCACAAGATGTACCATCATGTCATCACTGAATTGCTCTTTTGCCATTCTGAATTTGAATGACTCACTGTCAGGATCGTTATATGCATCAACCTCATTGTAAGTAGCTGGTCGCTGTGGCGGTGTCGGCTCCTTCATGGAATTTGTCTGATTTCGCTGTTGAGAACCAGACGGAACTCTATTGGAGAATGTTTGCTCTAATCTATCAAGAACTTGTGGATTTTCATCTATAAGCTGCTTGATTGGACCAAGTGTATCTTTATAAAAAGATAACTGATCTTTTATTGAATCTGCTTCATTCGTGGCAGTATCCGCTTTGCTTTGCCAGTAAGCAATACGTTGAGGATCATCTTTCACTGAAGAATCTTCAGGTTGTGCGGTTTCTTCTATTGCACTTACCTGATCATCGGAAATTGTATTATCAGTAGCAGTGTCGACATATTCGACATCTTCAGTGGAAGTCTCTACAGCACCAATTACATCTGGTGCTGTCTCTTGTACTTCTACGCTACTTGTATCAGCATTTCCTGTTATTAAGTCACCCATTGTTTATCCTTCCCTTTGGCTGTTCGTTTGTCTCTCGACTACGGCAACGGCTTTTTGGAGTTTCTTTAATTCGTCACCCGTACGTGACTTATAAAGCTGTGTTGTCATATCAGCTTTATCAGATGACTTCTTGAGATTTCCTTTAAATTTTTCTAATTCTGCTTTTTCTCTAGCATGTACAACTTCTCGTCTTGCGGTCTGTAAATCGCCTGACAGGTCTTTAACCTGTTTACCAAGTTGCTGTATCTGTCCCTGCATTTTTACTCTTTCGTCAAATCTATTCAGTACACCTTCAGTGTCTGCAACGTCAGTTTGCTTTAGGACTTCTATATTGTCAATAATGCCATTTTTGAATAATGTCATATAGTATTCAAATCTAGCCCATCTATTGCTCGGCAGGGTAGAACCTGATACTACTATTATATCATACCTACCTACGGTAACGTCATTTAATTTTTCTATCAGTTCGCCACTGATCGTATCATAGATGGGCTGATTTATTGTCATTTGTTTAGGAGAATTATTGGGCTGCAGTAATCGAATAATTTTCTGTCCTGTGTATACGTATTGAATCAACTGAACTATAACTTTACCCAATTGATTCAATCCTGCCTCAATATCATCTTTCTTGCTCTTGATTCTACGCTGACCGTATTCGTCAAGAGCAACAGTGCCTTTATATGTTTGAGGTGCACCCTCTGCCTGACCTTGCATTAGAGCATATATGCCAAGTATTCTTTCTATGTCTGCTTTTGCATCGCTTTCATTTTTATATAATTCATTAGGAAGCGGTATAGGTGATGCTATAATAGGTTGTCCTAATTCTGGATCAAACTCGATAACGCCAGTTCCAGCCTTTGCCCATGCTTCTTCGATATCTTTTTTATTTACAGAACCTCTTGGTATTAACAGTTTTACATTTGTAGAAGACGACGCATGAGCAACAATAAGTGAACGCAGTTTATTTATATATTCCTGTAATCCTCTTACCAGCCGTACGTCGCTAATTGGAAATGGATTACGATTGTGAGTGTTCATAAACGTAATAATAGGATAATGCTCTATTGGAATAACAGAATCATACATTAGCACTCCACCTACACTGCAAATTTGCTTTATATGATCAATTGTAATGTTATTAACAAGAATCTGCTTACGAGATATAATATCTTTAATAGACACTAATTCCATTATAGTAGTTGAGTTTGGAATAGATTGTTCATCCTCTACACCAGCCACCGTTTCTGGCTTTTGTGTCATGGGGTTCATTTCCTGATGAAAGATTCCACCTGTCTCCTCATATTGCTTCATTGCCTGATCTACTGCTTTCTGATCAGTAATAACCTGTTCAGATAGATCGGGATTGGTAATAATGAAAGCAGGTTGCTCAATATATTTCATGAACTCTTCCCGTTTCATTATCTTTTCTTGACCATTGGTAGTATCAAAGACCCTCATGTAGGGCATACGTACTTTCGTGTAACGTTCAATAACTTCAAGTGTGCGATCATACCTTGACATATGATCACCAGTATATTGAGAAGTCTGCTGTCCTTCTAAACCATGCCGTATATCATATTGATCGTCAGAAATTTTCTGTTCAGATGCACTTTGAATCGCTTCTTTATATTGAGGATAGGCTTGTAGTAGGTGCGATTCGGTATATAGCTTTGCAAAAACGATATGACTGGCATCTGAACAGAATGGATCTTTAGCATTTGGGTCTATGTAAAGGTTTAATGGATCAATTGATCTAATTAACACTTCACCTTTACCATAATCAGCATTAGGATCAGTATATGCCATCATACAACCCATGCCTTTTACATAATAATCATCGATAGATTGTTTTAACTCCATGGTTCCATTTGAAATGCCCCATATATAGGTCATAAGATCAGAAAACATGCGACCTGTTCTATTGTCGCTGTCTTCTCTTGCTGTAGATTGAAAACGGGGAGTGTTTGAAGTAAGCATAGCCTTTGCTTGTTCAACTGCTGGATGAATAACATTTACAACTAAAGGCTCTTGCGCACGTTTACG